ATTAAAAGAACAGAAGAACCTGTAAAGGATGTGTTTTGGGTTATTGGTGGAAGACTGAGATACAAAGAAACAATTCAAGAACTTGCAGAAAGAGTTCAAACCCGAGAGATTGGAAGGTATTTTTCTGAGTTTAGACCGATTGGATTTTCCAATTATTTTTTCCCAACAATTGAAAAATCTAGAGCAACTCACACTCCATGTGTGCTATACTTGGTTGAAGTGGATGAGATGTTTGAACCAAACATTGATGATACGCACTCTGATTTCGTCTGGTCAACTGAACTACCAGAGGAACTGAAGAAACAAACTAATTTTTTTGATTATGAGTGACTTTATTTGGGTTGAGAAATATCGCCCCAAAACTATTGAAGAATGTATTCTCCCAGAATCTGCGAAGCAGATGTTTCAGGAGTTTCTAAACAAGGGTGAGATTCCCAATATGCTGTTAGCAGGTCCTCCTGGTATCGGTAAAACTACAGTTGCTAAAGCATTATGTAATGAACTTGGAGTAGATGTATATGTCATCAACGGATCCGATGAGGGTCGATTCCTCGATACTGTCCGAAACAATGCGAAGAACTTCGCTTCGACCGTCTCACTTACAGCGACTGCTAAACACAAAGTCATCATCATTGATGAGGCAGATAACACGTCCAACGATGTTCAACTCCTCCTACGGGCGTTTATTGAGGAGTTTGCTGGTAACTGCCGATTCATCTTTACCTGCAACTATAAAAACAAAATCCTTGAACCCCTGCACTCGCGATGTGCCGTCGTGGACTTTTCCATCAAAGGAAAAGAACGTCAGTTTATCGCAGCACAGTTCTTCAAACGCCTTCAAGAAATCTTGGGTGCAGAAGGTATTGAATATGATAACAAGGTCTTGGTAGAACTCATTAATAAACACTTTCCAGATTGGCGGCGTGTTCTAAACGAATGTCAACGTTATTCTGTGAGTGGAAAAATTGACTCTGGTATTCTTGCTACGTTCTCCGATGTTGCTGTAAATGAACTGGTCAAAAACCTCAAAGAAAAGAACTTCCCCGAAGTTCGGAAGTGGGTGGTATCTAACATGGATAATGATACTACTGTACTTATGCGGCGTATTTACGATGCTGTTTATGTATCCCTTACAAACAATACTATTCCTGCTGCTGTGCTTGTGCTTGCTAAGTATCAGTATCAGGCGGCATTCGTAGCAGATCAAGAAATAAATATGCTTGCCTGTCTAACTGAACTAATGATTGAGTGTGAATTCAAATGATTAATGTAAAACTACTTCGAATTACTACTGGTGAAGAAGTCATTGCAGAACTTCTTTCTGAAAACGATGAAACTATTACCGTTCAAAATGGTCTTGTAGTTCTTCCATCTGCACAAAGTGTTGGTTTTGCTCCTTGGGCAACTGTGATTAGTAAAGAAAATCCTGAAATCACAATGTCTAAAAAGCATGTTGTCTACATTGCAGAAGTTCAGGAAGATGTTTCTAAAAAGTATAATGAAATGTTTGGAAGTAAATTGATTACTCCAAATTCTAAAAAGTTAGTACTGTGATTATGAAAAAGGAAAAACTGCGAGCACAAGTTAAATCTAGATTTTATTATTACTTTTGGGGAATCTGTACGGTTTCTGTAGTTCTTGGGCAACTTTATGTTGGAACTGGATATCGTTTGATGTCTGAAAGTATTAATAGATTTTTCTATACATTAACTGGAGAACTGGAGAAGATTGATGGGTCTACTGAATATCGATAAATCTAAACTTGTAGAACCAAGAGTGAAAACCACACCTGAGAATGTGCAAGAGGCAAATGAGGCACTGTTTCGTGCTAAAATGACTCTACCTGCTGCCGCAAAACATTGTGGTATGACCGAGAAGGAAATGAAACTCACCTTCTGGGAATTTTTGAAGTATCACCCCAAAGATTATGAAGTCCCTGAAAACACCCCTTAGATATCCTGGAGGTAAATCCCGTGCCTGCACTAAGATGGATTCATATTTCCCTGACTTGAGGGAGTATAGTGAATTTCGTGAACCTTTTCTTGGTGGTGGTAGTGTTGCTATTCATGTTACCAAAAAGTATCCAGATGTAAAAGTTTGGGTCAATGATTTGTATGAACCTCTGGTCAACTTCTGGCAGCAACTTCAGATGTTTGGGCGGGAGATGAGAGATGAACTGCTGCAATTAAAATATCGTCATGTTGAACCAACAAGTGCTAGAAACTTATTCCTTGACGCCAAAACATATCTTGCTAGACCTCTGGAAGACAGTGAAGATTTCCATCGTGCTGTTTCCTTCTATATTGTTAATAAATGCTCTTTCTCGGGTCTTACTGAATCCAGTTCATTTTCAGCACAAGCAAGCGACAACAACTTCTCTCTCAGAGGAATTGATAAACTGCCAGGTTATTCGGAAATAATCAAGAACTGGAGAATTACTAATTACTCTTATGATTATCTTTTGAAGAGTGAACTAGATAGAAAAGCATTTGTATATCTGGATCCTCCCTATGATATCAAAGATAATCTCTATGGTAAGAAAGGATCCATGCATAAGGGATTCGATCATGACCTATTCGCTACTGATTGTGATTCCTGCAGTATGGATTGCCTCATCAGTTATAACTCCGACCAGTTGGTTAAAGACCGTTTCAAGTCGTGGAACGCCGCTGAATTTGACCTTACCTACACAATGCGCTCGGTAGGTGAGTATATGCGAGAGCAAAAGAAACGTAAAGAACTACTACTTTTTAATTATGGAATTGAAGGATTGGTTGAACTCGATCAATCAGACCAAACAGAATCTGATTGATGAAGATCCTTCACTTGAGAAGGAATATCCCCCATATATTGTGAACCGTTGCTTTTCTGGTCACTTGGACGCAGTGATGTTTGCTAATGAACTCAACAGGTATCATTTCCTCCCAAAGAAACTTCAATATGATTTTTTGCTAAATAGTCTGAGGAAAAAGAAGAGATTTTCTCCCTGGCTCCGAAAAGATACAATCAAAGATCTTGATTATGTTAAACGTTACTATGGTTATAGTAATGAAAAGGCAAAACAAGCTTTGAGGATTCTTACAGAAGAACAACTTAATTTTATAAAATCGAAATTTGAAACTGGAGGAAAAAAATGAGTGTCGTTCAAGAACCTGAAGTGAAGTGGACGCCCGATCAAATGGTTGAAGTGGTTCTTAATGAACCAGATGACTTTTTGAAAGTACGCGAAACTTTGACTCGTATTGGAGTCGCATCACGAAAGGAAAAGAAAATCTATCAGTCTTGCCATATTCTTCATAAGCAAGGTAGATATTTCCTTGTTCACTTTAAAGAATTGTTTGCCCTTGATGGTAAACACGCAAACCTGACTGTTAATGACGTACAGCGTCGTAACCGTATCGCTCAACTGCTTGCAGATTGGGGTCTTATTGGGATTGTAGATGTCACTAAGATTCAAGATATCGCTCCGCTTAATCAGATTAAAGTACTTGCTTACAAAGATAAGCAGGACTGGATTCTCGAAACTAAGTATAATATTGGGGCGAAGAAGAAAAAGGTTGAGGAAACCGAGTAGGAATAAATAAAGGAAGGCATATAACCTTCCTTTTTTAATGTCCTTATATCAACGGTTGATAAAAAAAACATTAAGAGAAAATGTAATTCCTTTCACTGGTGATAGGAGTAGATCGTCTTGGAGAAAAAAAATATTAAGGGAATTTGGTGAGTGGGCACCTATTGAGACTTCTGGACCAACTAATAGCACCTCCACAACATTTGGATATTTTGTTGGCGGAGAACTAGCGGTAAATTATGAAACTGGACAGCAGATAACATTTACATACTCTGGTCTTGATGGTGTTGAAAATTATCCAACAAGTATAACTATTGATCAAGGATTTGGTGAAGTTCATACTACCGATCCACCACCATTCAGTCAAGTTGGTGTTCAGGGATATACTGCGAAGTTAAATCCAAGATATAAGGAAGCACAGGAAAAATATAAAAAAGAATATGATGAATTTAAAGCAAAAAGTGATGCAAATTTCCAAGCGATAAAAGACACTCTCAAATCTTTTGGGACTAGTTGGGAAGAGATGAGAGCAAGTAAGAAATGGGTGAAGAAGTTACCTGATGGAACCGTTGTTGCTATTGTCCCAACTAGTTCAAATCCAAGTCTGATGGATTGGACTAATAATGTTAAAGTCATGAAGATGAAGCAATGTGCTAATGCTTCTGGACCAATGACTATTAACTATAATCCTCCAGGACAATATCAAGATTGGGTTGTAGAAAACGCTGAAATCCAGAATGAGGTGTATCTGGAAATTGGTGAACCACCAAAACCACCAATGGAATCGGAATACCTGATGCCTAGGAGAACTGATTATAGAGATGTTAATCCACTTCTTGATGCATCGCAAGAGTTTGCACAGCAAGTTGGTGCAGACTATATGATGAACGCAAGAGTTCAAGATGCTCCTGAACAACCATCTTTCTTTGATTATGATCCTTCTAAAATGGGAAGGGAGATTGCACAGGTTGCTTCTTCTGAAGTTCCTTCTAATAGCATATCTCCTAGAATACTTCCTAAGCAAGATGCTGTTCTTGCTACTTTACAATATGCATTTGGTTTGTATGATCCGAAGAAAACACGTAAAGGTGGTCAAACTAAAGAATTAGAAAATGCGATGCTTAATACCATTGGTAATTCTATAAGAAGAGGAGACACTTCTGGTAGAGTTGATGCTACTCAGGACTATCGTGGTGAAGTAGAAAATATACCCGCACAGGCATTACTGAATAATTATGGTTATAGTATAACTGATAAAGGTATTGTAGTGGATGATAGATTTAACTTTGATGATCTTTTAGGCACCAGAATAGGTGGTGCTTTTGCGGAACTAGGACCTCTTCAACCAGTGGCTCAGTTTGCTGCTTCTAGATTAGTTGATGTTGGAGATGTAGTATCTAGATTAAAGGGTGTTGATCCTAGAGATGATGCAAGAGCAGGTTTTGCAGTACAATATACAATACCTTGGAGTAGAGTTCCTGCTAATCATCCAGCACATCAATTAAGAAGAAAAAAGAAAAAAGTTAATGAATCAACTTGGGATAGAGTTCAAAAACGTCGGAAAACCGAATAAATAATTGTGTGCCTTTCGTGCGGCACTCTACAAAAGTCGGAACACCCTATAAGCAGGTACGGTTTTCTCCGTATCTGCTTTTTTCGTTTTGTGGTTAAATAGTATTGGATGCC